CGTTTATCGTAAACTCTAGGAAGTCCTCAACATCGAGGCCGTATGCCTCTTGTATTTCGGTGGGTAGTTTTTCAAAGCCAAGCTGGAAAGGGCGTGAGTAAAAGTTAGAAGGCTCAATCCCTTTGGCCTTAATCTTAATCATCACCTTGCGTGCGGTTTCAGCATACGACAGGAACTTGCCTTTGTTGTCCTTGAACTGCAAACGTCTGCGAGCAGTCCATGCGTATATCGCCCCGAACGGGGGCATTTTTCCTGCTTTTCTACCCTTGTCCACCCACTCGCCATACTCTGCCATCAAGAAGTCAAAATCAAGGCTATTTGGGCCAGTTGTGATTTCGTAGTCCAGCGACTTGTACAGGTTGCCCGTGACGTTCTTTTTTTTGCGTGTTAGGTTCTTGCGGCTTTCAGCAACCAAATACTTGCCGAACTTGTCCAATGCAAGTCGGGTGTTCTCTGCCCTCTTTAGGTTGGGGTTGCCTGTCTGCCGTGCCATTAGCAGATGATGGTCGGGTTGGGGGTTTCAATCTGCAGCGTACACTTCCAGCCGCAGAGCGTGTTCTCAAAGTCCTCATCAAAAGGCTCGCATACGGGGTCGTTGACCAAGCGGTAGCCATCGGTGTATAGGTCACCCCTGCGCATTGAGGCAATCATTTCCTGCAAGGTGAACAGGCTACGATGGTAGATGTCTTGCTTCTGGGCCACGCCTTGAAACGAGTACGGCTCAACATTCGGGTCTTGCTTGGAGTAGTCCATCACATCCATCACCAGTATGTCAATGGAGTAGGTGACGGTGCGCTCTTGGATTTCAGCCGTTCCCGTGAGGATATGGCACAGAGGGAATAGGGTCATCTTGCGCATATCAACGTCAAAGATGTTGCCCCACGTTACCGAGTTGACGTATGATGCGGATTCGGCTGCTGATTGCAGAGCCTCACACACTTGATAGTAGCCGTACTTCATAAATAGAAAACCACTTATCGGGTACGTTGTCGTGATATGGTCTGCTCAAGTCTTGCCCTATCCGCCTCGTAGGTTATCCACGTCAGGCATTGGTACAAGGGTAGCTCGGTTACTTTGTCAAGATTTTGTATAGCCCCTGCAGCAAGCTGATGGAGGACTGCATACCATCCCCATCGTTTTCCAAAGGCACTTCGGGCATCAAGGACTTCTCTTGTTCCCCCTGTTGTTTCAAATAAGTCAGAGAAGATATCTGCAGTCCTATCTCTAAACGATAAAAAAAAAGCAGCGCCCCTTGCACTACATCCATCGTGATGTCCTCAAACGCAGCGCCATCGTGCTTATCTGGGTGGTATGGTTCTATATCGTGTCGGTTCAATACCTTCTTCGTAACTGGTCGGTACAAGATGCCCATCCATTTTGTGGCGTTCTTGATGGGGTCTTTCATATACTCCTCCAAGTCCACGAACTCACCGATGCTGATGTCCTCCAGCTTGGGGTGGAAGCCGTACTCCACGCCTCCTATTTTCACGAAGCGTTGCAACTCTGGGTTCTGGATGAACACCCCTGCCATAATGGTCTTGATATCCTCAATCTCGTTCACAGGGAACAGGCTCTGCTCATCCTTGTCAATGCCGCAGAAGATGGACAGGGCAAGGTCATCAGCCGTTTCATCGGTGGGGTTTGCCCCCATAAAGCGTTGGAAGTCCTTGAGCTTGATGTCAGCCCATACGCTGGGTACGTTTATTGTGCGAAGCATTGCTGGCGTGTGTCGTTTATATTCTGGATGGTGTAGAACTGCACGTCCTTGTGCAACTGCTCTGCTAATTCAGCGCATCTTGCTGGGTCAAGGTTCTTGAGTTCCTCCTCCCAGTGAGCTGGGCCTTTGCAAAGAATGGCGTTGTTCTCGTTTAGGAAGGGGGTGTAGGGGTGCATATCTTGCGCAATGATGCACGTCTTGGTGAAACCAGCTTCAATAGCCTTGAGGTTGGACTTGCATTTGTTGAAGGTACTCGGAGCAAGAGGTGCGATACTGACGTGAATCTGCTTGTACAACTTGCCGTAGGTGGTGTGGTCAGCCCGTTCAAACGCATTAGAAGCGTTTAGCGAGGCTTTGTAGTACTCAATGGCGTACGAGTTAAGGCCAGCTAAATTGATGCGATTGTAGGCCAAATCATCATCGTGGTGCAATGCACCCATATAACCCACGTTGAAGCCCTCTACCTTTTCAATGTCTGTCCATTGCTCCCTACGTGTGTCAATGGCGTTGGGCAGCACCCAGATTGGAACGTATGGGTTCTCCTTCTGAATCAGCTCTGCGAGGAATGCGTTGGTCGTGTGGATTTCATCAGCAATCTTTATTGTCCATAGAATGTCGCTCGTTTTAAGAGCGTTCCTGTTGGCGTGGTGGCGTGGCAATACCCACCAGTCATCAAGGTCAAGAATCAGCTTGATGCCGTGCTTATTGAGCATCGCTCTGAATGCTCGGTGGTTCTTGGTGGCTATGCCCCTGTTAATAACCAGATGCGTGATAGCACCCTTGTATTTGTCCAGCTCATCAAGCTGCCCGAACTTGACCATATAGCCCCGAAGCATCAGGTCTTCGTATGGTACTTGGAGTCGGTGGTAGAATACGCCACCCAGTTTGCCTGCTACAAAAATCATCGTACTGAATATCGCCCGAAGTTGGGGTTGTTTTTCTTGCTAAAGATAGCGTATCGTGCGGCATCTATAGCGTGGTTAAAAGCATCAATGGGTTTGTTCAGCAGGTTGCCGTTCTTGTCCTCTGTCCACTTGTAGTTGCGCAGCTCCTTTTCAAGGTTCTTGCTGCGTGGTGTGATGAATAGCTTGTAGCGTTTCATTATGTCAATGCCAGCGTTCACGCTATCGTTACCCTTTGCGGTGGGCTTTACGTTGAAGCCCCTGCGGTATAGCTCCTCAATGGACTTGGGTTCTGCGCTATCGGCATACACCTCACTCCTTCGGTCTACACCCAGCGAGGTAAGCACGTTGGCGATGTCGTTGTTCGTTAGCCCTGTCTGGTATAGCAGCTCATCAAGGTACAGGCATCCATCGGATTCGTATACGGCTACGAGTGCGGTAGGGTCGTTCGTGTAACCGAAGTCCATCCCCATTGACAAGAGCCTTGCGTTGGGGGGTACGTCTGTTGCTCCGAACTGGAAGATGGTAGCTCGGCTCATACCACGCTCACCCAAGCCGTAGATACGCCAGTAGTCCTCATCGGTTGTTGCGAGGCGTTCAATCTCCGATACGATGGAGGCATCCAGAAACGGATTGTCCTTGTAAGTACTTTGTATGTACGTTACATCATCACGGGTTAGAAGCCTGTCGTAAATCCAATGGAACGCATCAGATGGGTTGTAGTCAATCCATATCTTGCCTGTGGTACGAACCAACAACTGAAAGAAGTCTTCCCAAGAAAGCTCGTTGGCCTCATTGCAGAACAGGTAGTCACGTCTTGCTCCACGCTTCTTCTGCGGTTGGTCAAGCGAAATGAACTCAAAGAGGTTGCCGTTGAGCGTGTAGGTGTAGTCAGACTTGTTATGGCGTGCCTCATCGTACAACTCCATATTACGGAGTATCTCAAAGAAGTCACGGTATGCAGTCATCTTGAGCGATGGGAGCGACTTACGCACAATAGAGAAGACCTTCCCCTTCTCTTGCATTGCGATGACAATAAGCATCTGCAAGATGGAGTAGGTCTTACCAGAACGAGAGCCTCCTTGATTGACTACTATCCGTGTGGGTGCGGTGTAGTTCCTTTCAAAGAGTTCACTTGTCTTGACTTGGAGTACGGACAATCTCTACTTTGATTTGGGTGAGTTCATCTGCTGCTTCGTGGGAGTTCTCCACCCGTGCGAGCTTGGGTGTCGTGTACTCCGCCATCTTGTTCAGCAGGTCAAGTGCGCCCTTCGGGTCATCAGCAGCTACCTGCGTGAGCCATAGGGTCATATTCTCAAGGTTGGCTTCAATGAGATTCTGGAACGCCTCACGAATCTTGTTGGTGGTTTTGTTGGGTACGCCTGCTGGTCTACCCGATGGGTTGAGGCTTGGGCCTCCCTTTACGAGGTTGGGGTTTCCTTTTGGCATTTTGGTTTTATTTGGTTCTATTCTAAATAACCCGCTTTGACAAGTGGTGATTGTGGACTGCCTTGAGCATCTCCTTGTGTTGGGTCTTGTCACCGAATGCGTTGTGGCAGGCTCGGCATAATCCCATCAGGTTTTCTATGGTGTCCGCCTCTTTGCTCCCTCCCATACCACGTGCCTCTATGTGGTGGATGTCTACGGCCTGTGCTTGACATACCTCGCAAGGAATCCAATCAGTCGTGTCATAGCCCATCCCCTTTAGGTAGACCTTTGTGTGGTTCTTCATAGTCCGCAGTATCCTGAATCGCAAGAGTTGAAGTCATCATCAAATAGCGTGTGCTGCGATTTGTGTGCTTTGATTTTTGCGTATGTTGTTTCTTTCTTCCGTTGCGCTCCGTGTTGCTCCTGCTCAATGAACCAATCAAACTTATTGGGAGCTTTGTCACTCATATGCTTGAGGAGCATTGGGCTTCGGTGGAAGCATCCCACGCAGTTGTTCATATAGGCAAAGCGTACAGGCTTGTCTTGCCAATAGGCTTCAATGGTGTCTTTGTAGATATTGTCTTCTATCAATGGGAACTCTGCTACACGATAGGCAACGTCTTTCCATTTGTTTCGGCTCTTGCTCTTTCCGACAATCACCTTTGCGTATTCAATGCCTTCAGTTTGACGTAGCAGCATACGCTGCGCTCGTTCCTGTTCGCTCGCACGAAAGCCCATACGCATCCTCACAGGTAGTTCGGTGTTATCGTATAGCCATTGGGTGATGGGCTTCACCTTTAGTTCAGTTGTGCAGTAGCGCATCATCACATCCGGAAGGTAGCGGTACTCCGTTCCATTAGGCTTTGTACCTCTTGTAGAGGCAAGGACATCTTCAAAGGTCTTGGGGCTTATCCATTGAATCTTGCGCCCTATGTATTGCTCAAGGTCAAGCATCGTGTAGATGATTTCATCTTGCTCAAGCGTTCCAATAAATTCGTGTCCTATGCGTTCGGATACTTGCTGCCTTATTGAGGCATCTGGAAACAAACACTTCTCGCTATCGGTACGCACCAACGAGAATAGCTCAATATCGGCAGGATAGTGTACCGCCATAAACGATGAGGTCTTACCTCCCGATAGTGAGTTTACCGTCTTCATCGCAGAGCGTTGTAGTAGCAAAGGTACGCCTCTACGCAGATAAGGTTAGTTAGCCTTGTTGCTGCCTGTGCGAACATACCATCGGCCTCGTAGATGTTTTCAAAGCGTAGCTTGTTGGTCTTTGTAGGTCGGAACATAAAAGAGGCGGTGTCTATGTTTCCGATTCTTGGTTGGTCGGTAGGGCGTAGCCTTCCCTCTTGCCCCCAAGTGACTATGCCAGCATCCAGATGCAGGAGCGATTCAAGCTGCTGGATGAACTTCGGGTGAAGGATGTTGTCATCATCCAAGAAGTATACCCAGTCATTTTCGGTGAACTGGTCTTGGTATAGGTCAAGGAACTCATTGCGTAGTGGGTTACCCCAATGTCCTGTTCGGGTTGAATAGTGGGTTACGCTTGCACCGCTTGGTGCTTTGTGGTCTGTAGAGGCATCCATCATCACCACCCAAGTAAGGGCAGATGGGATGGACTTGCGAATCTGTGCGAGGTTCTCTGGTCGTGAACAAGGCGTGACAATGTAGAGCATCATTCGT